CCCCTTTGGCAAATATCTGCCAGGTGTTTGGGGCTAAGCACCAGTACCCGGTTAGTGCCATCATCATCAAATTCATTGTATGCCTTTTGCATATCAATTACGGCATCAATCATACTGTCGTTATTTCCCAAGTCAAGCACGGTATTTGTACCGGCATGGCTTGCAGCGGCATAAGCATAGGCAGCATCAAGACCAATCTTTTTCATAAGCGCCTTTTTGTGTTTGGCAGCATATAAGGCCCGTTGGTCGTAAGCCAGTTCAATGGCAATTGCATTTCTTACCACCGTACTATCCGTATCGTAAGTGTCCAATTCCACAGCCAGCGGTTGATCTTCAGCCACATTTGCCGCAATAGGAAAGCTGGTGTTATTCTTTAGCACGCTCGGGTCTGCACCGGCTTCTGCAAAGTTGATCTTGTCATTATCCACCATGCCGCTCATATCATAAGCCGCCGTCATAAAGCTGTTACTCGGGTAAAAATCTTCCATTACCAGTGGAATCCAGGCTTCTACTGCAAGGCCATCAAAAGCCAACCGGCCACCACTGTTTTTTGCAGTTACATACATCAGCACGCCAATGCTGTATATGCCAATAAACAGTACTACGGTTTCTCTCACACTTGCACCAATCATGGTAGCAACAATCAGGGCTATTATAAGGTTAGCCATCAACCCCTTCAGAAATTTAATCGTATTCATGGTTTCAAAATTGAGTGTGTGGGGGTAGCCCGTTTGGCTACCCTTTTGATTTGTTGGGGTTGCCCTTGTGGCTCCCCTTGGTTTGTGTGTGTGTGTGTTGGGGTAGCCCTTGTGGCTCCCCTTGTTATTTTTCCCTGGTACGCTCCCCACGCACCGTCCGCATTTCCCCCTTTAGGGGGCAGGGGGTTAACCCTTATACCTTACCCCGTTGCTGTACTCCTTAGCAAGCTGCACATACTGCGCGTAGTCCTCCTTACGTATCCTGGCAAGTTCTACAGGGTTATGCTTTTGCAGGTAATCAAATGTATCCTTACCCTCCGCAGTGTCAACCTTTTTAAGACCAACGCCCGGCTTAATCAAATCAGTAACCTTCACCGTCTTTTCAGTTGCCGCACCTGTCGCAACTACAACCGGATCAGCCACTACCTCAGCCTTCTTATTTAAACTTAAAAAAGAAAGCGCCTGGGTAATGTTGGTTTTACTCAACTCCACAAACAAATTCTTTTCAGCTTCGCCGGTAAGGCTTTTGGCAGCTTCGCCCTCAATGTGGCTACGCATAATTTCCGCATTGGCCGCTTTTAACTGTACCGCAGTAATCGAATCAATTATTTGTTGCTCGGTAGCGGTTTCCGGCAATCCAAGTTTCAAGGCAATGCCTTTCATATGTAAAATATTTAGTGATGGAATAAAACTCATTTCTTCGCTTGTAAGCTGGATGGTATTACCCTTCCGAAGCGCAAGTGCATTCTTATTGCCAGGCAGTGGTGCAAGGCTAATTTCAAAAAGTTCACCTTTAATAAGTGTGGGCCTGCTTTGTCCTGGTTTAAGCAGCAAGCTTTCATCTGTCCAGGTCAGCGGATCAACACCAATACTTGCGCCTTTTATGTCGCCGTTTTCTATCTTGGCTATGTATTCCTTTTCCTGTGCATTAAGGCCCTCAATTACTATGGTGGCATGTATCTCACCATTCGGTTCGGCTTTTATATCTTCCCAGTGTCCAAGTGGCACCTCCCATGTACGGTGGTTAAAGTAAGCAGGGCAATTCCTGTTAGCCTGGTCAAGACTAAGGCCGCTGGTTTGTATCCAAAAGCCATAATCATTCACGCTCTCATCACTTACTTTAAATCGCTTTTTAAATGCCATTTTATAAAATTGTCGTATGCCGTGGTGCGTGCCTTCACGCACCGCTTTGGTGCCTTTGAGATTGTAAAACTCATTCCATTTTCAACCCCGTAAAAATTCGTTTTTCTCTTTGGTTGCGTATCGCTCGCTGGTTGGTTTCATTATGCAACCAAATAGGAAATACCTTTTCCTGTGTGCATATAGTTGTATCAATTTTACAGCACTAATTAAAGTATTATTAAAGCAAGTGCCACACTTGCCCCATACTTCATGGTGGGTGTCCCCACCCACCAAAAAACACTCTCCAATGGGCAAAAGAAAAGATGATGAAAAAACAAAAGCTTACGAACTGTACTGCAATACCAACCTTACTCAAAAGGAAATTGCTGCTGTAGTTGGCGTAAGCGCCACCCAAATGAGCGGATGGGCTAAAAAGGGCAATTGGGAAATGTACCGTACTGCCAACCAGGTTACGGTAGAGCAACTGATCTACGAAACCTATCAGCAGCTTGCTGCCATCAATAAAGATGTGAAGGATAATTTTAAAGGCATACCCACCAGCGCACATGCGCAGGCAAAAAGCACCCTTACCGGCGATATTGAAAAGCTGCGAAAGCGGCACAATCTTAGTGCCTACCACAGTGTACTGCGCGAGTGCCTTGAATGGCTTACCAGGGTGGATGGTGATAAAGCAAAATCCTTTGGCCCCTTGATGCTCGAATTTTTAACCGAAAAAGCTAAAGCGCTCAATAATGATAAAAACATCGGATAACAGGCTAATCAGGGACTTTGCCGATCTGTTGGATGTTGTTTTAAGCTCCACCAGTATTGATATTCACGAAAGCACTGGTGACAAAAAAAAGCGCATTAAATATTTGCTTGGCAATTACGAAGCTTTCTGCCTGTATTACTTTCCGGAATACTGCTTTGCGCCCTTTGGTTGGTTTCACAAAATTTACCCGGCAGAGGTAGCCGCTAATCCTTTTAATATTTACTTAGAACAGTATAGCCGGGAGTTTGCTAAAAGCACGCACTTCCTATTATTTGTTCCCCTTTTTTTAAAGGCAGGTGGCACGCTCAATGGAATGATATTGGGTAGCATTACCCACGATGCAGCAGCCGAAAAGCTTGCCGACCTTCAGGCAAACCTGCAAGCCAATCAGCGTTACATTAACGACTTTGGCGAACAAAAAACATACGGAAATTGGGAAGAAGGAATTTTTAAAACCAAAGATGATGTAGCGTTTTATGGCTTCGGCAAAGGTCAAAGCCCTCGCGGTACAAAGTTTAAATGGAAGCGGCCTGATTATGGCGCAATTGATGATTTGAATGATGCCCGCCAATTGAAAAACGAGGTAATTGCTAATGAAGATAAACGATGGGTGTTGGAGGAATTAAAGCCTGCCCTGTGGATCAAGCGTTGGTGGTTAGTCATTTTGCAAAACAAGTTCAATGCACGCAATGTAACCGCCCTGCTCGAAGCTGATGAAGAAATAGCCACTGTAGTACACCGGGTGGATATGTTGGATGCAAACGGCAATAGCAACTGGCCCGAAAACTTTAGCAATGAAGATGCTGAAGCATTGCGCCTTACCGAAGGAAACGGTTTTATTCGCGAACGTATGAACACTCCCTTAGAGGAGGGCAAAGTGTTTAAAGAGGAATGGATGCCATGGGTTACAATGCTTAAGTACAGCCAGTACGATAGTATCCTGGTTCACTACCTCGACCCCAGTTACAGGGGTAACGACAAAAGCGATTACAAGGCCTGGGTACTCATTGCAAAAAAAGGGCTTGAAATCCACATATTAAAAGCATGGGTAGAGCGCACCACCAGTAAAGAAATGTGGGAATACGCTTACGATCTTGATACCACCGTTGGCGAAAAGGGTACCATCCTGCACGTAATGGAAAGTGGGTTTATCCAGGAAGATATTCACGGCAAAGAACTCGACCGGGTGGCAAAAGATAGAAAGTATTACCTGCGTTGCCGGTTCGATACCCGCGATAAGCCCGATAAGTTTCAGCGAATTGAAAGTATGCAGCCACTTTTTCAACGTGGTTTAATCAAATTCAACGTTGCCGAAAAGACCAACCCCGGCATGATCAGGCTGCGCACCCAGCTTCTCGGCTTCGAAAAAGGGCAAAGTATCAACGATGATGGTCCCGATGCACTTGAAGGTGCCATTTGGATAGTTGACAGATATGGGAGCAAGGGAGCAAGTAAAACACGGTCAGGCAAAATGAACAAAAAAACAAACCGCGCCATGTAACCCCATGTTCCTGCATGGGTTGCGTTTTCAAAAAAAAAGTTATGTACCTACAAAAAACAGATTACTCCTCGCGTATCAATCTTGATCTGCTAAATCAAATAATTGATACCCCGGAAAATATTGAGGAAAACGTACTGGAAACAATAGACCGAATTGCTACCGATACTATTGGCACCTATGCCGGTGTATTGTACGCCACCGCTGCCGAATGGGCAAAAACCGGCCTCAACCGTAATTTTCTCCTTTTCAAATGGGCTTTAGATATAGCAGTTTA